CGACCCAGTCAAACCCGCTCATCGCGCCCCCGTGGCCGAGAAAGCGCGCGCCAACAGCTGTGCTGCAATCTGCGCCGCCCCCATAGGCCCGCCGCCAATCTCTACCCGCAGCAAATCGCCCGCCGTCCCCTGCCACCCGCCCCCGCGCAAACCGGCAACCACCAGTGCCAGCACATCGCGCGTTGACACCTGCTGCGCTTCAAACCGGCTGATCAGATCGACCAAAGACCCGCTCTCCAACGCCACCTCCACCTCGGCCAGCGCCCCCAGCGTCAGCTTGGCCACATGCGGCACCCCGTCCAAAGTGATGGTCACTTCGCCTGCAAATGGATTGGCCATCACAGCGCCACAAAGGTCAAAGCCCCGCCCGAGGCGAGCGATAGGTCAAACGTCGCCTCGCCATTATACGTCCCCACATAGTCAATCGAGGTGATCTGAAACGCACCCTGCACCATCCCGAAACTGGGGATCACCACCTGAAACTGCGGCATCTCGGCATCAAAGAAGATCTGGCGCGCCCGTGCATCAGTATTGGCATCGCGAAACACCCCAGAACCAGAGATCGCCGCCGATTTCACCCCCGCCCCCGCCAGCAACTCACGCCACCCGCCGTCACTTTCCAAACTGGTGACATCCACCGTTTGCGCGTTAAAACTCAACCGCGTGGCGCGCAGCCCTGCCAGCGTGACAAAATCTCCCTCCCCCGTCTGATCCACCTTGATCAGCAGGTCCTTGCCGTTTTGCACAGCCATCATAAGTCTCCATCACTTTAAGGATTAAAACGTGATCCGCGCCCGAAAGGTCAGATCAATCCGCCGGCTTTCGCCCGTGTTCAGCCGCTTGGCCACCGCGCGCACGAAGGTCAGGTCCACCAAAGACCCCACCGCCAACGTCAGCGGCACCTCGCACAGCGCCAAAGACACTTCCGCCCCCGCCGCCTTCGCCGCCATAAACCCCGCCGCATCCGAAATGATGCTGACGACAAACATATGCGCCACCCCCGCGCCAGAACCGTCACTTTCATCATTGGCCTGTTCTGGGCCCAGCAAAATGAACGTCCCCGTCCCCGCGCCGGGCGGCACGGCATCGACCACCGCAACCCCGTTCAACCCGCCCCAAGTGCTGAGGCGCTGATACACCGCCCCCTGCAAAGCCGCCGCTGCGCGATAGGTCATTGCGGGCTCTCCTCTCTGGCAAAGCAGGTCAGGTACTGGCCTGACGGGTCGCGTTCGGTGACAGCCAGAATGAGGAAATGGCGGCTGCCATCCTCAAACCTCTGCTCAGGACGTGGCCGCTGCGGCGAGCCTACCGCAGCGCCCCGCACCGTGATGCGGTAAGGCACCTTGGCAAGGCTCACCTCCACCCCCGCAGCCTCACTGCCCGCCCCCGCGACAACCTCACCCCACAAAACCCCTTCCGACACCCAAGCCAGCCCAAAGCCCCCCGCGCCATCCGCCACCCGTGTCGGCGTTTGCAGCATCAAGGGCCGGTTCAAATGCACCTTCATGCCGCCCCCCCGCCCAAAACCCGCACCGTGCGCCAGCGCTCGATCAGGGCCTGCACCGGCTGCGGCAATCCCGCCACCGCACCCGTAAAATCATTTCGCTGTTCATAATACTGCGCGGCCAGCAGCAGCACGGCCTGCTGCAAATCGGCTGGCACCTCAGCCCAAACCGCGCCAAAGCCCGCATCAAACACAATCTCAACCCGCCCATCCGTGGGCACATTGGGCAACAAATACCCCACCGCCGCCAACTTGGGCCGCTGGAAATCCGGCACCAAGGTATAGGCCGCGGGCTGCACCACCGTGCTAGACCCATCCGCCGCCACCAGCGTCACGCTGGCAATCGCCACCACAGGCGCCACTGGCAACGCCTGCTCCTGCGCACTGCGCCACTGCCCCAACACCAGCTTAAAGCGCCGCTGCAAAATCGCTTTGCCCGTGCGCCCCTCAATCGCTGCGAGCGCAGCACGCAGATAGCTCTCCATCAACCCATCCTGCATCGCGCCATCGGCAAAGCCCGTGCCCAACCGCAAATGGTCTTTCAAACCCTGCACCGGCAAGGCGGCCAAAGCCACGCTGCTTACTTCGGTCAACATCATGTCACTCTCCCAAGCCGCATTGCATAAAAGCGCGCGGGCCCTACGACCCGCGCGCTTGGCCGTTTAGGACACAGCCACTTTCAACAGCTTGATCGCGGCATAATCCGTCACATCACCGCCCACGCGCTTGGATGCGTAAAACAGCACATTGGGCTTGGCCGAGAAGGGGTCGCGCAGAATGCGCAGATCAGGGCGTTCGGCAATCGTATAGCCCGCACCAAAATCGCCAAAGGCGATCGGATAGGCATTCGCCCCCACATCCGGCATATCTTCCGACACCAGCACACGGTAGCCCATCAACGTGGCAGGTTGCCCCGCTGTCAGCGAATCTGTCCACAAAAAGCGCCCGACAGTGTCCTTGAACTTGCGCACCGCCCCCGCGGTTTTCGAATTCATGACAAACGCCGCATTAGCCCGATAATCGGCTGCGAGCGCGTAAACCAAGGTCACAAGGCAATCGAGCGGGTTTGAGCTGGCAAAATCGCTCGCAGCCCCCGTCGCCACATAGCCCAGGTTGCCCCAAGCCCAAGACGCATTCGCCACCTTGGCAGGCAGCATGATCCCCTTGGGCTGATCCACCCCCGTGCCATTGATAAAGGCCGAAGCCTCGGCGCGAATAAAGCGCGTGGCGATCTTCTGGCTTAGCCAGCTTTCCACATCAAACGCCGCATCGTCCAGCAAACGCTGGCTGGCCTTGGGCATGGCCGACAGATCGTTCAGCTTGATCGAGATGCGGTTGATATTGGGCGAGGACGTTTCCGAAAGCGTCGAAAGCTCCGATTGCCACCCCGACCCGACATCGCTGTTATCCACGATCACGTCATAGGTCGTGGCATCCACCTGCACCACATTGGCCAAGGCGCGCAAAGATGCGGTGGAAGACAGCATCGACTGTATAGTGTCCGACATCTGCGGGTTCACCAAATACCCACCATCCGCCGAAACAGCCGTCGACATCGCCTTGCCCTCAAGGGTCAACCCGCGCAGCCCGTCGTCATCGCCCGTGCGCAAATAGGCCGCAAGGGCATTTTTATGCGACAGGTCTTCCTCCACCGCCGTCGACAAAGCGGGGCGGGCATAGGTCATGGTTTTGCGGTCCAACATGGTCATTCGCTCTTCTTGCTGTTGAAATGAGGTCTTCACATCGTCCTGAAAGCCCTTGAAAGCGTTCAGAAATCCCGCCATCGCAGATTTCGCCTCTGCCACAGCCGTCTTGGGCGCAGGGTGTTCTTCCCCGGCCCGAGCCTTCGTCTCGGTCATATCCTTCTCCCTAGATTTGCTTGAAATGTCGCGCGTTCAGCGCAGGGCCAAACTCACCCGCGCCGCCTCAAAGGCTGTGGCCAAAGCGCCCCAAACCTCGTCATCCAGCGCGTCGCTTTTGGCCGATACCCGCGCATCTGGCAGCATGGGAAAGGTCACGAGTGACACTTCCCACAACTCCACCTCCGCCAGCAGCCGCTGCCCCTTGCCGTCGCGCTGCGCCTTCACAGTGCGGTAGCCAATCGACAACCCGTCAATCGCCCCCGCCGCAAGCAAAGCCACAGCCTCGCGGCCCTTTTCCACTTCCGTCAAAATGCGCCCTTTGACGAACAGGCCGGTCGCATCCTCGCGCACCTCATTCCACACGCCAATCGGCTGGGCGGGGTCGTGCTGCCACAGCATCTTGATCCCCCGCCCCGACTTGGCGCTAGTAGCCAAACTCGCCGCATAAGCCCCCCTTTGCACAATATCCCCGCCTTGATCCTTCGCGCCAAACAAGCTGGCATAGCCCGAAATCACTGTGCCATCCGTGACCTGCAACGCAGGCCTCTCAGCCTTTAGAAACTTGCGCTCAGGCGCGCCTGGAATGCTCCACATCTGGTCCCTCATTTGGTTGCAGCCGCAATAATCGCCTCGGCCATCTGGCTGAGTAAAAAGGCCGCCACGCCGTAAACCCCCACCCAGATGCGCTTTTCCAACCGCTCTAGGGCGGCGTCGATCTGGCCAAGGCGAAACTCCAACCCCGACCAACGCTCTTCTGCCACGCGCTCGGTGGCTTCCAAACGCATCGATGTCGCATCGAACCCCTCGTACAAATACCGCGACCCCTCTCCCCGCCGCGCCGTCATACCGCAGCCCCGGGCTGCAAACCCAGCAGCGAACGCTTCTCATCTTGGCTTAGGAAATCCGCCGCCCCCACCCGCGCCCAAAGCTGATCACGCTCGCCCGCCAAGGCCGGCACCTGATCCAGATCAGGCCGCAGCTCAATCTGCTCGCCGGTGAACCCCGACAACCACTGGCTCAATGCCGCCGTCACCCGTGTCGCCAAGGGCAAAACCGTCAGGCGAAAGAAGGCACGGTTCGCCTCTTGATAATTGGCATAGGTCGCATCGCCCGGTATCCCCATCAGCATGGGCGGCACGCCAAAAGCGATGGCAATATCACGCGCCGCAGCCTCTTTGGTTTTTTGAAACTCCATGTCGGAAGGCGAAAACCCCATAGGCTTCCAATCCAAGCCCCCCTCTAGCAGCATAGGTCGCCCCGCATTGCGCGCGCCCTGATGGTGGCTTTCAATCTCGCCCACCAAGCGCTCGTATTGCTCGGCCGTCAGCGTGCCCTGCCCATCCGTGCCCTTGAAGACCATAGCGCCAGAAGGCCGCGCGGCATTATCCAGCAGCGCCTTTGACCAACTCGCCGCCGACCCATGCACATCCAAAGCCACCGCAGCGGCGTGGAGCGGCGACAGCCCGTAATGGTCATCTTGCGGAGGAAAGGTCTTGATGTGGCAAATGGGCGCTGCCCCCTCGCCCAATGCAAAGCGGTGCGTGCGCCCGCCCACCACATAATCATACGCCGCAGGCCAGCCATCTGCGCCCGGCACCACGTTCATGCGGTCCGAGCGTAGAACGTGCAATTCCGCGGGCAAAGCCCCCGTGCCAGCCACCGCTTCCACATAGGCATTGCCCGTTAGCAGCAGATAGCCATAGATCGCCTCAAACAACTCCGCCCGCCCCTGCGCGCCATTGGGCTTGCGGATCAAATCCCACACGGGGTGCAGATCATAGCGCGCATTGGCATCTTGCAGCACCAAAGGCAAAGCCGCCGCCGCTTCTGAAATCACCTTGACCGCGCGAAACCCGATGGGATTGTTCAAAAACCCCGTCTTGGTCAAAGACACCGCATCGCGCGGGCTCCACGCCACACGCCCCGATGAGCCCCAAGCCACCACCCGACCCACAGCCGAGGCTTTGTGCTCCACCCCACCCTGCGGCCCCCGCTTCAAAAACCCAAAGACCATCGCGCCTCTCCTTGTTTGCTACGGGCAAAGTTTC